CTCATACTCCGTGGGCGCGGTCGGCAGACGAGGCGCAACGACTCGGTTGAGTTCAAACTCTGATGTGACGATCAAACTCATTTAACGTCTTCCATCAGGACGTACATCGAGTGACGGGACACCCAACTGCCAGTTAACGCCAAGCCCATCTGAACTGACCTTGAACGCCATCTGCCGTCCACGGATGCGGGTGTAAACAATCTGGGTGAACTGCTGCACCGTGTAGTTGCGCTGGCCCTGATAGTTCTGAGTGCTGGTCACTGTCGGCGTACCTGCGGCGCTGTAGTTGGCTCCGGGGTTCTGCCGTGGACGCAGGGTGAACGTAACCTGCGGGTTGTTGACGTACGACCCATCAAACGTGATGTCAGGGATCATGCGCCATGCAAAGCCGTAGTTGTGCCCGTCACCGATATCGAAGTCGGCAGACTGGATGTACGCTGAAATGGGGCTTGGAGGATTGGTGGTGCCATCATCCACGCCGCTTTCGTGGTAAATAAGTTGCCCGCCATAGTTGGCAGCAGACGGGTAATCCCGCAAGGGCGTATCAAGCCAAGCCGTGCGTGACAGATTGCCATACGACCAGATGCGCTCAAGGTGGTTGTAAATGACGTACCTGTCGATGACGGTTGAATTGGCCGAGCAATAGAACCACCAGACTTCGTTGTACCCCTCATTGGTTCCAGCAAAAAACTGATACTGCTGCTGAAGATTGATGTCGCCAAAGATGTACTGACGTAGGGGGCAGTAGAGCGTCTCTACCCGACCAGAGTACATGTAGAACTTGTCCAGCCCCATCCAGTATGTGATGTTGGCTGCGGTTGCTGTAGCGTTTGGACTGGCAATAGAAATGTTGCTGCCAAGAATCTGGAAACCCCAAACATACGGGGGGCCAAGATACTGCATGGAGTAAATTGCCGCGTCGGTCCAGACCAGAATCTCCTGCCGGGTCTGTTGATACGCCACGATGCTTGACCCTGTAGACAGACGGTAACTGCCCGCTTGATTGGTTGCTGCGGGCGTCCAGACCGCATAATTCTCTTGATCCGACCAGCGGATCAATAACGGGTCTTGCGTAACAGAGCCGTAGTCATTACACCCAAACGCGATCACAAACCGCGAAGCGTCCGACACAGTGACTGAATTGCAGACCGTTGGGCAGCCTGCGTCGGTTTGATAAGCCCCGGCACTGGTTGGAGAAAGCAACACTGCGCGGTCGTAAATCAACGGGTTGGCATTGACCTTCCACAGATAAAGCGGACCGCCGCGTGGATTGATGATCAGGTCTTCACCGTAATTAGATTGACTCCAGAGACGCAACTGAGCACCAATACCAGACGTTGCAGCCTGACCCCAGCCTGTCGCATTGCTGTATTGATTGACGGTATCGCCTGAATTATGGGCAACAGCCGTACTGCCAACGCCCCGAGTGCAGCCGGTAAAAGTAGTTGGAGTCTTGCCCGAGTACGTGATGTACTCACCATTGATACCAATGGCTCCGGAAGCAGCAAAGCCTGTGGTCGACACAACCGTGATAGTGGTTGCGCTATTGTTGAGCGCCCCGTTAAGAGTCGTTGTGGCCGAAACTGCAACAGTACCGCCCCAGCCGCCAGCACCCCATCCAGTTAACGTGGTGAAGATTTCTTGGCCAATTGAAATCTGATAGGTGAATGTGGCAGCACCGGCTGTGCCCGAAGACGTTGCGGGGGAGGAAACCGTAATGCTGTAGGTCGAGGCATCAATGTACGTGATGCGAAACTCTTTATTCAGCGCAGATGCAGGGATACCATTGACCGCTCCAACAACACCAGAGATGGTGACAAAGTCGCCATTTGCAGCCGCATATCCTGGGTCATTGACAATCACCGTGGTTGATCCGCTGTCCGTGGTGAACGCATTGGCAGCGATGATGTTTACATCACGGATTGGCGTGATGTCATAAAACTCGCCGCCGTTGGACTGCTGAATATAGTATTTGAGGTGCGTCCCCAGACCCATCAAGTTATAGCCCGACAGAGTCACCCAGTTCCACAAAGAGCGGCACACCCCCCAGAACGACCCGGCAGGTGGCGCAAGACCGCTTTCTTGAGACCCGGTGTCAATTTCCCATCCACCCAACTTCTCGGGGTAGCCCGAGCGAAACCGCACTTTGTCCATCTCAAACCACGTACCCTCATTGGCAAGGGACGTTGATTCTCGATTGACTCCGGGTCTCAGTTGCAGTTTCTGAAGTGGCATACAGCCCTCACGCCATGTGTTTGCACTCAGTCTCGATACCGTCCAAGCGCCGCATCCAGCCCTTGCCAAACGTGGCGAAGGTGTTCAGGCTCTTGTAGTGTGCTTCGCGCAGATCACAGAATTTTTCGATGATCTCATCGGCAGGCATCTTTGTCACGGCCTCCAGCGTCTTGGGACCAATTGCACCGTCCGCCACCACGCCCACAGCCTGCTGAAGGAATCGAGAAGCCCGCCCAACACCAGCATTAACGGCACAATCAAAAACGCACAAATCCACACCAGAAGGAAGATCGTCCCCACGCACAGCGTCCCAATAACGCTTCTTGTAAAGTGGGGAGACCATTTCAATGGTGAGCCCGCGCATATCGGCTTCAGTTGCGGGTTTTCCTGTCCATTCTTCCCAGACACGTTTGGTCACCCCCAAGTTGGTCATGCCGCCCGGATCGGACGGATGATTGACATACCCACCCTCCCACTTGAGGATGTGCTTGAGTGCTTCTTCCCAGTTGTGTTTCATTTGATTGCCGGTGCCTTTGAGAGAAGATCAGTCTTGGCCTGAGAGCCTGCGGAGGAGCCGAAGTAGTAGGCAATGATCCCGGTCCATGCGGTACCCAGAGACCCAAGCATCATGGTTAGAGCCGTGTTGTCCTCTACCGTTTTTCCAAACATCATCATGCCGAGGATGCCAAAGAATCCAACAGTGACCGCGCCCGCCAGCAGCGGCGGAACCCAAGACCTAGTCGCTGCCTGTAACTCCCTGGCGCTTTTGCGGTCATCCACCGCGAGTTTTTCAAAGTTCAGGCCCAATTCTTGGGCTTGCTTTTGAAGCTCGATCTCAGCAATCTTGATCTGGGCAATCTGATCCGAAGTCAGTTTGTTGCTGGAGATCAGGTCTTCAACCTTGTCGGGGTCAACGCCGATGGCTTTGGAAATGGCAGAAACAGCCATGCCCGCCAACGGGCCGCCAAGAGCGGTGGCAACAGTAGGAGCGATTTGCTTGAGCCAGTCCATGTGTCCTCCTTATGCGGTGCGCTTCCACATATACACGGTAATATACGGCTGGTAATTGGCGTTGGTGCCGGAACTACCTGCGGAATTAACAGTGACGCTATGCGAGTGGCTTCCGGCGTTTGTAGTGTTGTAGTCAAACTTATAGTTAATAGAGTACAACGATGGGCCATCTGCTGCGCCATCATCGCCTGGAGTCTGCGAACTAAGAGGCTGCCCTTGATACACATGGTTGTGATCACCATTCACCGACGTACTGGCCGTATGAGTGTGGCTGACCACAATCGCATCTGCTGAACCGCCAGTTTCTTCTGCGGCGTCAAACAGCGGATTGCTTGCATTAAAACCAACTGGCACTCGGCCAGCACCAAAAGCCACCCATGTTCCAAACCCAAACAATGTGCCTGGATTGGTGGCGTCAGTTGCGTTGATATAAATAGACCCTACCGGATGCAGCGCCTGAAGCGCGGCCTGAACGAATGCCGTGGTTGCAAGCTGGGTTGTGTTTGTGCCGTACGCAGCGGTTGGGGCTGCGGGCGTACCCGTGAACGTGGGGCTTGCCGACAAAACCGTCGATCCGGTGCCAGTAGATGTGGTTACCCCAGTACCGCCTTGGGCCACTGCAAGGGGGGTGGTAAGCGTCAGGCTGGAGAGGTGATCATTCTGCACCCGGAAATTGGTCCCCTCAGACCAGACCGTCATGGTCTTGCCAGCAGGGATAGCCACCCCAGTACCCGCAGCGGTCGTGTTGCCAATAACGGTTGAGTTGTAGATGGTGGCCGTGTACAGGCTGGCGTTGTAGATGACGTAGGTCTTTTCTGCCGGAGGGGCATATACGGCAAACGCACCCGTTGTCGTTGTAGTCAGGGCAATTGACATGTGCCGCGCTTCGTCCGGTGCGCCATTAAGCGCCGTGAAGGCTTGGTTGGCCGAAGTCACAGACACAGAGGTGTATCCGGCGATGGAGGACTCCACCAAAGTCCCAAGATTGGTGTTGGTGGTATTGCCCCACGTACCGGCCTGATCACCCGTGGTAATCAACTCAATCCGCAAGCTGGGGGAGTAAGTGCTCATGGTGTGTCCTCAAGAGGGTGCGTCGATGGGTGTCCAGCCGGGATTCTGGTCGTTGTTGATCTCGGTCCACTGCGTTTGGAACGGCGAGAACGTGGATGTGATAGACCCTGCGTACGGGAAACCACCGAATGTACCCCCAGCAAAAGTGGCAACTTCTGTGATTGTTACCGAAGGCAGGACATCTGTCCAACTCGGATTCTGGTCGTTGTCGATGGGTTCCCAGAGATACCGGCCAGTCAAAGAATCAAGCGCCAGGGCGGTCTCTGATACTGATGCGATGAAATTGGCAAACCCCAGGGCAGCGTCGGACGCCACCACGGTCTCGTCGGCAAAAACCACAAAGTTGGACAGGGACGACGCCGCATCTACCCCAGAAGCCGCTTCATCGGCATTAACCGCAAACCCTATGGCTG